CGATCTCCCAGTGCGAGCGATTCACATTATCGTCAAAGGTGGTAACGGACGACATATCGGTGGCGGGCAGCGGCGAAATAGTAGATTTTGCGTAGCGGGCAGCGGTAGCGATAGCCTGTAGAGGCGGGAGGCGAGAGTAGTAGGTTTTGTGTAGCGATAGGATTCTACGTATATGGTTTCATTTTTTTATATATTTGTGTTAAATGTAAAAATTGATTTGTATTTATGTAGCTACAACTAACTCTATAAAAATGGACGCATTCTACTTGGATTGGATGGCCCACCCCTCCTATTGGTTTCAGCAGTCCGATGTCATAGATACCTACCTTCGGGAGACATATTGGGATTTATTGGATGAACATGAGAGCGAGAGTGCAGCGAGGCCGTTAGCAGCTCTTATAGTGCATGACCAATTGATTCGGCATATTGAACGGCATTGTGCCAGTCAGCATATTATACTCTATCATTTAGAAAAAGCTTTAGAAATACATACGTCTATGAAGGGAAAATATACATTAAATTGTCTGGAATGGTGTTTCTGGGGATTGCCTGTTCGGCATTCTGCCAACGCTACACATATCTGTGCTCTTTTGAAAGAGGGCTGGGAAAAACTACAGGCTGCGATGGGGACAGATGAAGATGTTACTTATCTTAGAAAGTTTATTGCGGCATCCTATCAGCGTATGCCTATGAATCAAATTGCATTTCTCTCTTATCATGTGGGGGACAGGGATGGACGTTTTAAAAAGTTGGTGCCATTTCAGAAGATTCTAGATTATTTTCCAGAGAATGCACCAGAGGGAGGCAGCCCCCTCTTGGAATCGGTCTTCTCTCATTTTTTGAAGAAACAAGGGTGTGGTCGTGTCCTCATCTCCCTCTCTGGCGGTGTAGATTCCATGCTATGTAGCTACATCCTACATCGGTTGGAAATACCTATGGTAGCGCTGCATATTAACTACTGTAATCGGGATGATTTAGAAAGAAATTTTGTAAAAGAATGGTGTCGCTACCTTGGTATTCCACTCTTTATTCGGGATTTGAGAGAAATTCAACGAAAGCCGTGTATGGAACAGGAAATGCGAGGTATTTATGAACTATATACTCGTAATGTGCGCTTTGAATGTTATAGAACGATTACGCGATCGGTGGTTATTCTAGGGCACAATCAGGACGATTGCTTTGAGAATATCTTGACCAATCTGTGCCATCAACATAAATACGAAAATTTAAAGGGAATGTGTGATATTCAGACAGTAGATGGCGTTACGTTTGGTAGGCCGTTGTTGGATGTCAGCAAAGCAGTCATCTATGAAGAAGCGCGGCGAATTGGTATTCCATATTTGAAAGATAGCACGCCAAAGTGGAGTCAAAGAGGGCAGATTCGGGACAAAGTGCGACCGGCCTTAGAGGAATGGGATGAACGTATGACTGGGGCACTCTTTCAGCTGGCCAATGTCATGCAAGAGAACGAATTGTATAAAGCACATGTGGTAAATAATTTAATGGAACGAACCGTGTATGAGATAGGGGATGACGCCGTTACTCAAACACTGACGCTGACGCTTCCAGAGCTTGCCTTTGGGAAGAGTGTTTGGAAGGCGTATCTGAAACAGATTGGCATTACGATTAAACAAAAGTCATTGGATAACTTTATGACCCTGTTTGAAGGGGATAAGAATTTCAAGTGTATTCTTTCCAAAGAATGCCAAGTCATTGTATCACGGCCATGTGTAGCATTTATATTGTGTAATAGTAGATAAAGCGAATGAATCTATACGAACTCCATGGTCTCTTACAATTTACTATATTTATATTTATCTTTCCCATCGGTGCCATGATCGCCATCTTCCGTGAGTCTATTGGGCCTTCTTGGCGGAAGTTTCATGTGGGCTTCCAACTGACCGGCGTTGCCTTGTTTCTTGTAGCTATATCTCTGGCCATCTATATGGGTAGTAAATATCCTAAGGATAAAAATGAACAGAAAAAATCAAATATTAAGAAAATACACCACATAGTGGGGCGTGTTTTAGCGATGGTAATCCTGTTTCAGGTGCTATGGGCATTCTATGGCCGCAAGTATGTGGATTGGATGACTTGGTATTATGTCCATATGGCTCTTGCGGCTACCATTATTTTAGGTGGTTGGACAAATATAGCGTTGGCCATTCGTATGAAAAAATCCGCCGTGTAAATTAAGATATATGTGTCGCCTATTTGTTTTATGGAATAATTTTTCAGTTTTACCGCAATGGATGGAAGCCAGTATGCTGGGGTATAAGAAATATTGTTCAAAGGGGATACTCTCTTCGGGTATAGTGGAAGTGGGTGAGAACGGTCGTCGCTATCATCAAGAATTTATTCCCAGCCCTGGCTGTTTGGATAATGAGAATGAGATACTCCATGCGCGCGCCGATACCCATTTATTGTTTTACCATACGCGTATTCCAATGGATCGTCGGGCGGATTCAGTGGTCATGAATAATATACACCCTTTTATATTTGATCGGAGATATATTTGTATGCATAATGGGATGATACGGTTTAAATCGGATGCTCGTAGTAAATTATTAGCTAAATATGAAAATCAGATTCAAGGCACGACCGATAGCGAGTTATTCTTTTCCTTGTGGCTGAGCATTCATAAAAGAGAAAAGCATGTGGATTTTGAAAAATCTATACGTAAAACGCTTGAATATATCCTACCCGAATCATTACTGAATATATTGATGTTTGATTCAACGGAGAAGAAGCTGTATGCCTATCGTGGAAATAAATCGCATGCATTGGTGCCGCCCCTCTATATGTATAACAATGGAATTACGAATTTTAGAATTAGAATGAGTGGCTATAAAATTATTCCAAAAGATACATTCATTCTCGTAGATATAAATAAAAAATGACAGTGGAGAAAATAGATAGTTTCACCTTTACCACTATGATAAACCTCACGGGTGCCCCCATATATAACCTTACGCAGGCAGCAAGTGATATGCTTCTTAAGACCCGTGTAGAGGTTCTTGGGAAGAATGCTGTATTGGAGGAGATGAACGAATTGTTGATGCAGAAAATTAAAGAACTCGTAGAACTGTCTACAGAGATTCAGAAAGTATATAAAATGCCTTTTACTGAGCCTATGCCAATTAAAAATAATACCAGGCGCTACATCTTGGAGACGGCACCATCACCGCGAAATCTTATTGACGAAGAGTGCGCTGAGGAAATAACATACTACTCAGACTAACTTGCACTTATCTCAATAACAATAAAAAATGAAACTGACTACTATTAGATAGTAAATCACTCATAACCGTCATATTATCTGTCCTCCACCACCGCCCACCACTACTTATTAAAGTATCGCCGCCGCCACTACTTATTCAAGTATCGCTATCGCCATGACGTCTTCTCTTCGGTATTACGAGAGGATTGAGAAGGCAATGCTTCGGAATCCTAAGGCGAATGTCGTCAAACTAATGGAGTCTTTCGCCGGTCAAACGAAGTGTGTTAGCTATTCATGCTATGCGATGAGCTGTCTTGTGTGCTGCTGTTGCTCCAAGTGCAGTATGGCATGTATTCAAGAGGCCGATGTTGGTATCTATTGGGCCGACGCTCTAAAGGTATATACTGGGATTTCACCTGAGGGCACTCGTCGTATTTTCCTAGAAGGTATGAAGACTCTACATACCATTGGTGAGCGAATTGGCCGCTATATTCAACAAGAAACTGCACTGATGAACCAGTGCTCTGCCGCTGGTAATGTTCCAGGCTATACAAAAAACTACCTAAATACCGCTATTATCAAATCCTCTTACGAGAGTGGGGAGTGGATTAATAAGCTAATGTTTGAAATGAAAAATTGCTTTAATGTGAGCAACCCTCTAGAGTCTGGTATTAGCATGCGGGAATATACTGTCTCTGCGGAAGAGGTAAAGCTACTGGTGGCTATGATGGGGATGCTATATCCGGCTACAAACAATCTCCGCTTTATAGTCTCTCTAAGCCCTCCTCTACTGCTGATTATCAACCAGCAGGCAATTGAATGCAGTGGCTAAATCTTCATAATCATATAACCGTCTGTGCCCTCGTAATAACATAGTTTCTCATAATAACGCTTCGTTCCTTCTCCAGCAATGACCCGAATTTCATTTCTCTTTTTTAGTTTCGCAATTTGATAGGCAATATACATGAGTTTCTTACCTGTGCCTTTGTGTTGCGAGGATTGGGCACTGGCGCCGGTGGATGCGGCTGCACCTACAGCAGTGGTCTGTAGTTTTCCATAGACATGTAGTTCGCGAATATGCGCAATATGAATGTATTCTTCGTTCATGGGTAGGCGCAATCGTAGAAACCCATAGAGTGTGCCACCTTCCGCGTCTTCGGCTGAAATAAAGTATTCGGTTCCATTGGAGGCGCTATATTCACGCACCCGATAGACGAAGGTGGTAATGGTTTTGAGTTTAACTTCGCGGCAGCGAATACACGCGCATTTGTGGCCACGTTTCTTCAACTCAATTTGTAGATTTTGCCGCATATTGGGCTGATCGCCGCTCGCCATGATATAATCTATGGGAATATCGCGAATAATACGATTGAGACGAATCCATGGCAGCATATTCTGTTTGGTGTCTAGCAGCACCTCGGTCATCTTCTCCTCATTATAGGGCATAAATTCACCTGCCTTATACCATTGTTCAATCTTTGTAAAGGGCACCACTTCACAGGGGTAAATCTTCCATTGATCTAGTTGGAATTCGGGACAGGCCATGCTCCAAATTTGCCAATCAGTGACCTCTGTAATGGGTGAGGCGATGGTCTGGATCGGCTGGGATTGCTTTAGCAGTCGGTTCATAAACATATCATGGTCTTTCTCTGGCGTAGCCCCGGGTAGGTTCGGCATCCAATGACCATCTACCTTGAAACCCCAATCTTTCAATAGCTGAATGGCCTGAACCGTATGGACGGTCTTGCATTTACGGTTTATCTTTTCTAACACATCATCGTCCAAATGTTGAATGCCCAACTGCATCCGAGTGCAGCCAAATCGGCGCGCGCGCTGCAGCTGTTCTACGTTAATGGTATCGGGGCGCGTCTCTAGCGTTAGCCCGATAATCTTGCAACTCGCATCACGATTCATATCGCGCTCTTCGTCCAGAGTCAGCTTAGGCCGCCGCGGGATATCGTCCTCTTTCCAGAAGGTATTCGCCGCATAATACATGTCACGTATATATTGTTCTTGGTAGAGGGCAGGATACGATTCCCATGTGCCTCCCAGCACCAGAATCTCTAGTTTATCAATCGGATGCCCGTTGTCATAGAGAGTTTTCATACGGCTCCACATCTGGTCACAACAGTCAAATTGATGAGTATTGGCACGCAGCACTCCTGGCTCCCCCTTGAGATAGCTCCGTGGCTGCCCGGGTTCATTGGGGCAATAATGACAATCCCATTTGCACGAGAAGGTTTGGGATACGGTTTTACCAGATTCGTTGATATAAGTTGGGTTGCCACTGGTAAAAATGGTGACCACTAGCACACCAGAGTGACTCTTTACTTTTTTAAGGCACATGAGCTCTTGCACACGCTTTACCTCTTCGGAGGTGAGTTTGCCCTCTTTCTCAAGACGGCGCGCGAATTGAATTACGGTGGAGTTCTTCTTATAGATATCGTAGCGCTTTTTAAGAGTGATTGCCTTAGAAGTGTTGGAAAAAGAAAGGAGCTCTCTCAAGAAGGTCTCATAATGTACGGTTTCATTGGCCTCTACCTTCTCGTTAAAGAAAGCATTGTTATGAATAATCCGATCAAACTTCTCACTAATCGCATCCACGTCTTGAATACAATGGTGCATGGTGGTAGGCGGCTGGGGACGTGAGAGCAGCGGCAGGTGAGGGTATGCAATTGGATGGGAAAGGGCATCAATTTTTTATTCTATTTCGGTTAAACAGCATCGCACACCACCCCCACCATAGGTTTCAATGGTATCCAATGGCACCTCTATGATATTGCCTAAGCGTTCTAATTGGGCTGGGTGAAAGGCTTTCTTGGCACGGGAAGACATAATGGTATAGGGTATGCCTTCCGCGTCGTATATCTCTAATATATTTCCACAATAGGCTTCCATTTGAGAAACGCTAATCACAATCAGCTGCTTGCCTGTAGCGCTAAGGTGTTTTAAGACATCAGGGAGGTCGTCCATATCTATGACCTGAGTGCAAATAACTGCCCACGATTTTCCAATGGCCATCATGACGTTTGTATGATACACGGGTTTATTGTGATATTCAGTATAGAATGTTACCAGCTTATAGCGAATAGAGTCTGCCACGTGTTTTACAAGTCGCTCATTTGTGCGTTGAGATACGGCGGCGTAAATCGTATTTGTGGAATGATCAAATACCATTGAACCTGTGCCCTCCAGAATTTCTTTAGAGGCACGTAGATCACATATTTCCATAGATGGATAGCGCTCAAGTATATCCATTATGATATCAAAACGCACTTCTTGTTTTCTATTTTGTAAATACATCGGATAGATAAAGAGTTTCTTTAAATCTGAGTGTACCGATAGCCAATTATTGGCAAAGACGGCATCTGGTGTTTCTACATTATAATTTTCATAGAGGATATACTTGATATTATATGATTCTAAGGTTCTTATCAGCTGACGATGTTCATATAGCGCTTTTTCTTGAATCGTTTCATCTTGCGTATTCATATTCATAAATACGTTTGTCGCCAGAGCTTGCAGATTGACTGTAAAATAATTGGGGCTGATTAATAAGAGCATTTTATGTATAAGGAGGAATTTCTTTAAGTTTGCAGCTATAACAATGTAGCAGAGCCTTGTAGTTGCCAAGTGGGATACATATAGGCAAAGGTGCCCATGTAAATGGTGGTTAATAATTTGGTGATAAATGCTATCCAATAATATGTAGAATGGGGAACTTGAATCACCATACTAAATATATAGAAGACCATCAGCACATAGACACCTAGGTATTTACCAGCGGCTAAGAGGGCATATGCTATGACACCAAGTGGTAAGTAAAATAGGTGCTTTAGGGTCTTATTGGGCAGTAATATGCAGAGACCTACGAAATGAATAGCTACCAGTCCCCAGCCAATTTGTAACGTTGGGTTGAATAGGAATTTAGGGCTTTCCATCTTATTGGGGTTATGTTGCACTTGTGCGGCTTTTTTGTATGTAGCGCCAGCTAAGATGACAAAACCGATCACTAACACTAGATAATTTAATGTATGGCTAAACGGTTCATCTAAGGCGGTAGTAATTATGCTATAGGTATATAACATGGCGACTGTGGCATAAGTAGAGGCTGCAATCCACATAATTGCACGACTCCATTGTGGATTCATTCGCTTATTTACTTATGTTAGGCTTATATTTTATTTTAAATGTTCAATGGTTTAAAGCGAAAGGCTGTTATAGTGGTAATGGAATAAACATGAAAATCACTCTGCTCTCTACCAATGCGCTAGCACGATATGTTAGTATTTATGCCTATAATCTAATTAAAGATTCGTCGCAGTTCTTGAATGTAAATTATCTTTACGATGTTACCCTTCCAAATTGGGACTATATGCAGTGCAGAGATAAGAATAAGATAAAAGTGGTATGTCTATCCAATGGGGTATATGATGTGCCTTTTCACGACGTGCAGATTTCTTTGACGATCCAATATGTAAAAGATAGGGTTATGCTGTGTAATAAAAAGGATTTGATGCATGAGGTCATTTTGGAATCTGCGAATGAAGATGCTTTGCTAAAATTTGTAGAAGAAGCTAAGAAAACGGTAGAAGATTTGCTAAATCGGGAGGGCAATAACATGGATACGACGATCCGAAAATATATTTACGATGCATCGGTGAATTATCCAGAATGGGAGTTGATTAATATTGCAAAAAAACGTAATACGGATACCTTGTTTCTGCCTGCCAATGTTAAACAGAAGATTTTTGATTATATTAACTATTTTATTAAAGACGAAGCACGGGCGGAATATGAGGACTATGGTATCCCATATAAATGTAATTTGTTGTTGAGCGGTGTCCCTGGGTCTGGTAAGACTTCAACCATTCACTGTATAGCATCCTTGATTAATAGCGATATTGGGATTTTGCCTTTTACACGATGCATGGACGATATTAAATTTACTAAGGCAATTAACGGCATGGCTCGACTTGATAATTGTAGGGTGTTGGTGCTAGAGGATATTGATAGCTTGTTTAGCGATGATAGAAAACAGCACGATTCCAGTAAGAATAGTATTACCATGAGTGGTATTCTCAACTGTTTAGATGGTCTGTGTCGGAATGAGGGGATTATTGTCTGTATTACGACCAATCGTAAGGAGGTTTTGGATACGGCAATTCTACGCAGTGGGCGAATGGATATGGATGTGGAATTTGAATATATTAAAGAAGAACAGATTAAAGAAATGTTGAGGTTTTATTATAAAGATGAGGGTATTATAGAGGCATTTTATGATAAAATACAGTACTATCAACTAACAACTTCAGATTTTCAACAATTTCTATTTAAATATCGTCATATACCCTCTGAAATCATGAAAAAATACAAGGAACTTCAACCGAAATCGGGTACGACAAATACGAATCTGTATAGTTAGATAAGTAAAATAATGTGCTATTATAGAAGATATGGTTCTAAATAGAGGCGGTGCGCCCAGGGTCACTTTAAAGAGTCAATTTCAAAATGATGTTCAGACGTTATGTGAAGCGGATAATGCATATGAAACGTTTCTAGCTACCTATGGTAAATTAGTGGATGCTACCAAAACCAGAGATGAAACGATCATGCATTTGATAGAGCATAGATGTGAGAAGGTATATATACCGCTCATATTAAGTAAGCCAAAATATAAAACAGACAATGTGATTGAAGCCATCGCACGTCTCAATCCAAAATTAGATGGCTTTGATGAAGGACAAAAAAATGAATATTTTGAAAATACAATGCGCACCCGACAACATACGACCCTTGGGTTTATTGATATTCCTCTCGCTTCTATCAAGAATCATCCGGAGAGAAAAAAAGAAGATTATACGGAGTTTATATGCACCACAATGCATTATAATCCATATATTAAAAATGATATATATAGATTTGCGCGTTTTACAACATTTTTAGAAATTCTTAACTGTTGGATTAAAGAATATAGTGTAAATGGAAAAATAGAGGATTATAGTTATAAAAGTTATTTGAGTTTAGTGAAAGATGTTTTACCTGAATATCAAGAAGCGGCTTTAGAAAAATTAATGGATGTGGTTGTTTTATCACCAAAACATGCCATTGATAAACCTTGGGGCGTAAAAAGTTTTGATAATACATTTAATGTCGTTCCATATATACCATATACGGATATGCAAACATATTTATATCGTAATGGGGAGATGATTAGTTATATAGACAGCATTATGACTCTAATATGTCGTTTTGTTGTAAAAAATAACGTGAAGATGTTAAGGTATATTGCGAAACATTTTCCATTAAAGGGAAATTCAAGATTCGTTGAAATAATTAGAGACATATCAAGTGTTCAGTATTATAGCGGCTTTAATAAAGATTTATTTACACGACAGATGTGGGAGGATGCTAAATCTGTAAAGCAATTTTTAGATACCTATTATATTTTTGAAGATAGACGTCGTATAGTAGAACAAGACCCTTTTATAACTATGGCGAATAAAGAAAAAGCCTTTGGTGCGGACGTTAGACCGTTTTTAGATGAAGCGTATCCACTCCATCGTATGGCAATTGTAAAACGTTCAATGGCAGAAATAAAAAGAGAGTGGCTATTATACAGAGATGCGTATATTACACAGATTAATTCAGTGGATAAATTTGGTTTAACACCCCTTGCCTACGCGATTTTGTTTCAAAATATAGAAGCCATTAAATTTTTTACATCCACAACTCCTTCTTTCGCAAAACAGGCTCAGAGTATTGGTAAAACACGCATAGATTATTCTGTTAGCATCTCTGTATTAAAAGATGGTTTTACCATTGAAGATTTAATTAAAGTATATGGACAACACGAAATTGGTAGATATTTTGAAACGAAGAAAGAAGTTGAGGCGCGTTGGAAGACGAATGTAATTAAAGGGTATCATCAAACAAGTCAAACCATTGCTTCTATTATTGAACATACACCCAGTAACGAATTTTGGTTTTTAGCTGGTTCAGATGGAATGTATGGGGCGGGTATTTATTTTGCAAGAACCCCTGAAGAAACTGATTTTAAAGCCCATCAACATGGGATTATTTTAGAAGCAGATGTATTGTTAGGTAACCCGTTAAATATAAGAAGCCATTCAGAACGTGGTGTATTTGCGGACAAATATGGCAGATTACCAGTTGATCTGTTATATCATGCTCTTCTAAGCAATGGATACGATAGTGTGGTCGCCATTAAAGATGAACGTTCTAATGCGGAACTACGTAGAGCGCGCGCAGGACGTTTTATGCAATCTGGAAATGAGTATATGGTTTATAATACAGAACAGGCGCTTTTTACGAGAGTGGTGCCGCGCCCAGTCGGCGGCGCGCGGATGGGGGGAACAAAACATAGCGGTGTCGTTTCTCTACCTCCTTGGTTGGTTCCAGTGCAAAAGGGTGATATGGCTGCACTAAAGAAACTACCTACGACAGCTTATCACGCACATTGGTTGCTAAATTCTACCCCATTGATGGTAGCATGTGCTCGGGGTCATATGGATATCGTTAAATGGTTGCTGGAGGAGGTGGGTGTGGCCATAAATGCCAAAGATAGTATGAATCGCAATGCGATCTTTTACGCTATGAGAGGTGGTAACAAACATATCGTTCAATATTTAATTACTAAGGGAGCCCATTTACTTGAGAAAGATGCGAATGGTAAGTATGCTATAGAGTATTTTAATACATATGGTTTGGAGAGAGAAATAGATTTAGCAGCAACAAAGAGAGTCTCTGTCTCGGTCGGTTACCGTGAGGTATTATTAAAAGAGCTGATTCGTATGGGTGATCCAGCGATGGAAGCAGTATTACGCTTTTATAAAAATACGATGCGTCCTATGTCTGTGGATATGAAAGAGAAATTTGTCACCTATTTTAGTCATAAAATGGCAACGCAGGTGCCTGTGCGTGCAGCGGCACCGACCGTGTCTGAGCCATGGATGGGTGCAATGCCGCAAAGAAAAGAACAGGCAGCCTATGGTGGTAGTGGCAGCAAAAAGAAGCAATAAGTTATTTTTTAAAATCTATTAATATTATAGTTTAAAATGACAACTAGAGTAACTCGGTCATCTGCTAGAGTAGCTACCGCATCAGCCTCTGCCACGGCTACACCTAGTGGAAATAGCAAGCTTGAAAACGATGTTAAAATGAAAGCAATCTGTGAATCCGCAAATGCATACGAAAGCTTTTTAAATTCCTATGGAAAATTGATTTCCTCTGCAAAAACACGGGAGGAAACAATTCTTCATTTAATTGAACATAAATGCACCAAAGTGTATGTGCCGCTATTATTGAACAAGGAGATTTATCTAAAACCTCCCGTAGTTGAAGCGATTGCACGTCTGAATCAACGGTTAGATGGTTTTATAGAAGACCAAAAAAAGTCATTCTTTGCACCTAAGCACGATAGAGCGCGCTATTATATAAGTATAGCGATAAACTCTGTCAAGGATTACCCGGAAAGAAAGAAAGAAGATTATACAGAATTTATATGCACCGCAATGCATTATAGTAAAGCAGTAGAGGAATCCATTTATCAATTCGCAGATTTTACCACATTCTTAGATATTTTTAATTGTTGGATCAAGGAATATAGTTCAAATGGTAAGATTTTGGATAATTCTACGAAAAGTTATTTGAGCATTGTGCCAGATGTGCTACCCAAATATCAAGAACACGTTCTAGAAAGTTTGCTCTCTATGATTATCTTAACGCCAAAGTATGAGCTTTTAGAACCTTGGGGCGAGAAAGAACACAATAATATTTTTAATATAGAACCACAAGGAGAATATCAATCGGATAGTGAATATTTATCGGATCAAGGAGAAATTATTAGTTATATTGAAAGCATAGCGCATCTCATTCGGTATTTAATGGATCAACAAAACGTTAAAATGCTGCAACATCTTGCAAAACATTTTCCATTAAAAAGTGATTCTAGATTCGTTGAAATAGTAAATGATGTTTCTCGTTTAGAAGTATTTCAAGCTTTTTATATTGATTTATTTACAAAGAAGTTATGGAACGATGCAAGATTGGTTAAACAATTTATAAACACCTATTATAAATTAACACCCATTCGAAAAAAGAATGATGCTTTTTTAGATATTATGAGCAAAGAGACGGCGATTGGTGAAGATGCTAAAAATTTCGTAGATAAATTGTTTCCTCTTCATCGTATGGCAATTATTAACCGTTCAAGAAAAACTTTACAGGATGAGTGGGAATCAAATAGAGAAGCGTATGGAAAAATGATTAATACATTGGATCATTTCGGTTTAACACCTATTGCTTATGCTATATTGTTTCAAAATATAGAAGCCATTAAATTCTTTACGAGTACATCACCCTCATTTCAAAAATTACAAAAAGTCGGTAAAAAGAAGATTGATTATTCCATTAGCATCTCTGTATTAAAAGATGGTTTTACCATTGAAGATTTAATTAAAGTATATGCGAACGATGACATTGGTAAATTCTTTGAAACGAAGAAAGATATTCAGGCGCGTTGGAAAACGAATATTATTAAAGGATACCATCAAACAAATCCAGAAGTCGCTGAGGTTATTGAACATACACCCAGTAATGAATTTTGGTTTTTAGCTGGTTCGACGGGTATGTTTGGTCCCGGTATTTATTTTGCGAGAACACCTCATGAAACTCAGCGCAAAGCTCACCAGCATGGTGTTATTTTAGAAGCGGATTTATTATTAGGCAACCCATTAAATATTACCTCACATTCCGAAAGAGATGCATTTGTAACCAAGTATCCTCATTTAGATGTGGATATGTTATACCATGCCCTGCAAATAAATGGTTATGACAGTGTTGTGGCAATTAGAGATACTCGCCTCAGCAATGAACTAAGAGAGGCACGTATTGGACGTTTCATGCAAACGGGTAATGAGTATATGGTCTATAATACAGAGCAAGCACTTTTTACGAGAGTTGTCCCACGCCCGCCTAGAAGTGCGCAAATGGGTGGAACAAAACATAGTGGTGCCGTTTCTCTACCTCCTTGGTTGGTTCCAGTGCAAAAGGGTGACCTGGGCGCACTAAAGAAATTGCCAAAGACAGCTTATCACGCGCATTGGTTGCTAAACTCTACCCCATTGATGGTCGCTTGTGCTCGGGGTCACATGGATATCGTTAAATGGCTGCTGGAAGAGGCGGGAGCGGGTGCGGCCATAAACGCAAAGGACCTTGTAAATCGCAATGCGATCTTTTACGCTATGAGAGGTGGTAAAAAAGAAATTGTGCACTATTTAATTACCAAGGGCGCGCATTTACTGGAGAAAGATACGAATGGTAAGTATGCGGTGGAATACTTTAATGTGCGACCTCTGGAGAAAGCAATAGATTTGCATGTGGCAAAGCGAGTCTCTGTCCCAGTTGGTTACCGAGAGGTATTATTAAAAGAGTTGGTGCGGATGGGTGATCCAGCCATGGAAGCAGTATTGCGCTTTTATAGAAACACGATGCGTCCTATGACGGATGACATAAAAGATAAATTCGTAGCCTATTTTAGTGTGAGAGCGCATGTGAGAGTGCCTACGCGCCCAGCGATGCCTGAGCCATGGATGGGTGTAATGCCGCCACTCAGAAAAGAACAGGCAGCGTATGGTGGTGGCCGGAAGCGCAGCGGAAAAAAGTAAGTATTTTAATTTTTTAAATATACCAAGGTTATAGAAGATATGGTATTCAATAGACGGGGCGGCGCACCTAAAAAGAAGACGTTAATGAGTGAGTTTCAAGACGATATTAAGACGTTATGTGAGGCGGATAATGCATATGAAACGTTTCTAGCTACCTATGGAAAATTGGTGACGGCCGCTAAGACCAGGGATGAAACAATCGTTCATTTAATTGAAAAAAAATGCACAAATGTGTATATACCGCTCATTTTGAGTAAGGAAAATTATAAAACGCATGAAGCAATTGAAGCGATTGCACGTCTTAATCCAACATTAGAAGGCTTTACGGAAGACCAAATAGATAAGTATTATGAGAAAGATACACCCTATAAACAGAAAGCTCAAACATTTATTAATATTTCAATATATTCTATTAAGGACCATCCGGAAAGAAAAAAGGAAGATTATACACCATTTATATGCACAACCATGCATTATATACACTATCCTGAATTTATAAGGGAAATTCCGCGATTTGCGGATTATTCTACATTTTTGGAGATTCTTGATTGTTGGATCAAAGAATATAGTGTAAATGGTAAAATAAAAGACGATGGTGTATTCAGTTATTTAAGTTTAGTAAAAAAGGTTCTACCTGAATATCAAGAAGCAGTTTTAGAAAAATTAATGTCGGTGATTGTTTTATCACCAAAGCATGCGATTATTGAACCTTGGGATAAAAAGGAATTTGATAACGTTTTTAATGTAAGAACCGATCTTAACTTTACAGACAATGATCTAACTACTTATTTACAGACGAACGTTCCCCTTATTAGTTATATTGAAACCCTTGTAGATTTTATTAAATACTTTATGGATCAACAAAATGTTAAACTGTTGAAATATATTGCAAAGCATCTTCCATTAAAGAACGACTCTAAATTTGTTGAAATAATAAATGATCTATCCAACGTAAAAGAATATGAAAGTGTTAATAAACATTTATTTCAAATAACTTTATGGCGTAATGCACAATTGGTTAAACAATTTTTAGATACCTATTATAAATTTAAACCGATTGCTATAAAAAAACAAGACGATCCTTTCTTGGATATTATTGGTAAAGAAACCGTATTTGGGGCGGATATTGCAAAGTTTTTAGATGCAGCTTATCCTGTCCATCGTATGGCAATTATAAAACGTTCAATGAAAGAGATATCGGATGAATGGAAATTACATAGGGATGACTACATTAAAATGGTTAATTCCGTGGATAAATTTGGTTTAACACCGATGGCCTATGCTATTTTATTTCAAAATATAGAAGCCATTAAATTTTTTACAACCACTACCCCTTCTTTATTAAAACAGAAAACAACGATTGGTAAGGCACGTATTGATTATTCGGTTAGCATCTCGGTGTTAAAAGATGGCTTTACCATAGAAGATTTAATTAAAGTATATGGAAAAGGCGATATTGGTAAATTCTTTGAAACAAAGAAAGATATTGAGGCGCGTTGGAGAACAAACGTGATTAAAGGATATCATCAGACCAATCAAGAAACCGCTACGATTATTAGGAATACACCGAGTAATGAATTCTGGTTTTTAGCAGGTACGGCGGGTATGTTTGGCGCAGGTATCTATTTCGCAAAAACGCCTAAAGAAACAGAAGCTAAAGCTCATGAACATGGTATTATCTTGGAAGCTGATGTATTATTAGGCATCCCTTTAAACTTAACATCTCATGAAGAAAGAGATATATTTTATGATACATACGGATCTTTATCCGTTGATATGTTATACCATACTCTTTTACGCAATGGTTATGATAGTGTTGTGGCTCTTAAAGATGAACGATCGAATGCAGAGCTTAAACATTTAAAAATCGGACGTTTCATGCAAACGGGTAATGAGTATATGGTTTATAATACAGAACAAGCTATTTTTACGAAAATTGTTCCACGAGCATCACGATCACGCTTACTGGGTGGAACAAATCAACGGCATCCGATTTCTATACCTCAATGGTTGGTTGCAGTGCAAAAGGGTGATATGGCTGCACTAAAGAAATTGCCTAAAGGCGCGTATAGCGAACATTGGCTGCTAAACTCTACCCCATTGATGGTCGCATGTGCTCGTGGTCACACGGATATCGTTAAATGGCTGCTAGAAGAGGTGGGCGTTTCCATAAACGCAAAGGACCTTCTGAATCGCAATGCGATCTTCTATGCCATGAGAGGTGGTAACAAACATATTGTTCAATACTTAATTACCAAGGGCGCTCATTTACTTGAGAAAGATGCGGATGGTAAGTATGCTGTAGAGTATTTTAATGCGAGACCTCTTGAAAAAGTAATAGATTTGCATAAGGCGGCAGCGGCGAAGCGAGTCTCTGTCTCAGTTGGTTACCGTGAGGTATTATTAAAAGAGTTGGTGCGGATGGGTGATCCAGCCATGGAAGCAGTTCTAAAATATTTTAAAAATACAATGAGGCCTATGTCTGGGGATATGAAAGAGAAATTTGTGGCCTATTTTAGTGTGAGAACGCCTGTGCGTGCAGCAGTGCCTGAGCCATGGATGGGTGTAATGCCGGTAAGAAAAGAGCAGGCAGTGTATGGTGGTGGGCGGAAGCGCAGTGGCAAAAAATAAAATCAGACCTATAATTATAGATGCCCGCCTATAATCTTAGTAACTATAAGACACTCTGGAACGAATTAGGATTTTTCCAATACGTAATCATAGTGCTGGTTGTGTATATTGTATTTTATATATGCCTACTTGCATTCACTCGTTTTGAAAGAAAGATTACTGTGGATACAAATACGTCTTATGGAAAAGGGAATAGTATGAGCAATCTAGTGTCGGATAAAGAAGGGCGTATTTATAGAATTGCCAATGTCCCACTTATGCTGCATTTTACAGCTGCAGAAGTGCAGGCCAAACTAAAGCCTGGAGAGAGCTTTACGGTTCATGGGTTTGGTGTGCGTATTCCTTTCTTAGGCATGTATCCGGTGATTACCTATGCGGCGTAGATTCCTAAGTTTTTAGGCCGTCTATCGAGTCCTAAGTTTTTAGGCCGTCTATCGAGTCCTAAGTTTTTAGGCCGTCTATCGAGTCCTAAGTTTTTAGGCCGTCTATCGAGTCCTAAGTTTTTAGGCCGTCTTCATTGAGGC